CATGTATTAGAATTAGATGATACACCAGACAAAGAAAGAATACATTTATATCATAGAAAAGGTACAAGAGTAGAAATAGATAAAGACGGAAACTACATAGAGAAAGTAGTGAAAGACAAATACTCAGTTGTATTAGGAGATGATACTGTTACTATAAGTGGTAATGTTACAGTCAATATTACAGGTGATGCCGATATATCAGTTGGTGGTAAAACTAATATAACTTCTGTAGATGATATTACTATGATAGCACCGAAGATTAAACTGAACGGATAATGAGTACAGCTACATTTAAAGTTAATCCTATAACTGTACCACCACTTGAGTGTCCGAAAGTTATTCTTCCGACTAAAGGTGATCTAGTTAATATGTTTAGTCAGTTAGCTAACCTACCAGCTCAACTTATAGTAGCAGGTCAAGAAGAAACCGCTAAACAGATACAAGATATATTAGATGAAGTTCGAAGTCTTCTATCAATCTATGATCCCAAGTTTGAAGGTATTTCAATTCCTGAAATAGAATGGGAGATAATGATTACTAGATTAGTTCAAGATTATCCTATGTATGTTCAACAGAAATTATTAGAATTAATTAGTAAACTAGTACCTATAAATTTCACAATACCTGTATTAGGATTATCGATTGATATATTAAAAATATTTACACCAGAAGGTATAGCTGATATTAAAAAACAATTATCAGAAGAAGTTGATAAGTTTTGGGATATGTTACCTGACTCATATAAAATGTTTGGTGGTGATTTTGGGTTATCATCAAAAGAATTAAAAGTAGAAACTGTATGGTCTTACATTCGTAGTAAGTTGAATGGTGGTATGACAGGTTTATTAACAGACGCCTTTCAAGCATTGATTAAATTGTTCAAAGAAATTTGGGATACTCTAGGCTTACCAGATATTCCGATTCCATTACCAGACTTAAATGTAGAGTCAATATTACAATCTATTATTGATGCTTGGAAAAAGAAAGTTGAACAAGGTAAAGCTACATACGCTGATCTAATAGAAGAATTAGAATCAGTTAAGTTAGCTGGGTTCGATCTAATATCATTGATAGGTGGTAAGATTGAAGAATCAATAGAGACAGCTGAAAGAAAAATAGAAAGATTATTAGAAGCTGCTAGAGACTTTGGTGAGAACTGGCCAAGATATATGTTAGTAAAATGGATGGAGAAAGTAACAAAGTTCTTTGAACAGATTGGTCTTGGTGCATTAGTAGAATGGATCACATTTACATTTTGTGATTTTTTAAATATATTAGGATTTCCGAAAACAATCGATCTAAGTTTTTCAGAAGATATAACAGAAGGTAAGACAAGTACAGCGGTACTTCCGACATAAATAACTATATGGCTCAGTTTAATAGTAAAAATCAAAGTTCGCGAGTATCCAGAAGATGGTTTACAGATATAGATGTTAATATGACTTTACATCCACAAAGTGGTGACTTAGTTTTAAAATATGATATCAATGCTATAAAAAGAAGTATAAGAAACTTACTAACAACAAACACTTATGAAAGGCCATTTAAACCTAGTCTGGGTATAGATTTATCAGCTATGTTGTTTGAATTAAGTACAATGGGTACTGATGCCGTTGTATTAGAACAAGATATTATCAGTCTAATAAATAGATTTGAACCAAGGGCTGTTGTTACAAATGTTGTTTCATCTTTAAATGGAAATGACTTGAATGTAACATTACATCTGGTAGTTTCAAATGATCCAAGACCACAAGAATTAAGTATAACACTAGAGAGAGTAAGATAATGGCGACGATAAACAGTTCAAACATTAACATAACAGATTTAGATTTTGATGATGTATCAAGTAGTCTAAAAGAATATTTAAAAGGCCAATCAAATTTAAAAGATTATGATTTCGAAGGTTCTAATTTAGCTGTACTAATAGACTTACTAGCATACTCAGCTCATACATCAGCTTTCAACGCGAACATGGTAGCATCAGAAATGTTCTTAGACACAGCACAGATAAGAAAGAATGTTGTATCAAGAGCTAAAGAACTTGGTTACACACCTAGTTCAAGAACAGCAGCTAAAGCTAGTTTCGATTTGGTAGTTACAAACCCAACAGTCGCGGGTACGACACCAACTAGTTTAACAATTAATAGAGGTCACGAATTCACAACTGTATTTGACGGAACATCATATACATTTATAGTGTTAGATAATAAAACAATCACACCTTCAACAGGTCAATTTAAATTTGAGAATTTAGAAATTTATCAAGGTAGACTTTCTTCTGATGTGTACAGATATGATAATCAAGTATCAAACCAAAGATTCCCTATGTTAAATCCTAATATTGATACATCAACAATTACCGTTAATATTACTTCAAATAATACAGTTACAGCTTGGAGTAGAGCAGGTGATTTAACAGGTATTACATCAACTTCAAATGTGTGGTATTTACAAGAGAATGATGAAGGATTATTTGAACTATATTTCGGAGATGGTGTTATTGGTGCTGAACCGAAAGATAGTGATCTAATAACAATCTCATATTTAGTTACAGATAGTAATCACGCTAACGGTGCTAATGTTTTCTCAATGTCTACATCTATCAATGGAAACTCAGCTGTAACATATACAAATACAGTCAGTGCCTCTGGTGGTAAAGATATTGAAACACCAGATCAAATTAAATTCTCAGCTTCTAAATTCTACACTTCTCAGAATAGATTAGTTACAGTACAAGATTACAAAGCTAAGTTACAAGAACTATATCCTGGAGCTGATTCAATAGCTGTATGGGGCGGTGAAGATAATGATCCACCGAAATATGGTAAAGTATTTGTAGCTTTGAAACCATCACAATATTCAAACAATTTAACAACAGCTGAGAAGACATCATTGACAACTAAGTTATCAGACTTGAGTGTCTTAACAGTTAGACCTGAAATTGTAGACGCTGAAATATTACAAATTTTACTAGACACTAACTTTAAATATGATCCGACTAGAACATCTCAAACTAAATCAGCGTTAGAAACACTAGTAAGAGCAACACTTCTTTCTTTTGATGATTCAGAACTTACAGGTTTTGATACATTGTTTAGACATTCACAATTATCTACAAAGATAGATAGTACAGAAAATTCTATTCTCTCTAATATCACAAATGTCAAACTAAGAAAAAACTATACAGTTACAGTAGACGGTACAGCGTCATCTATTAAATTAGATTTTGGTAATGCGGCTTATAATCCACATTCCGGTCATAACGCTTCAGGTGGTGGTATTCTATCTACAACAGGATTTTTCTTGTCAGGTGATTCAAATAACTATTTCTTTGATGAAGACGGAAAGGGTAATGTAAGAAGATATTACTTAAACGGTTCAACAAGAGTGTACTCAGATAATACAGCGGGTACAATAATATATTCAACAGGTGTAATAAGTATTAATTCATTGACATATAGTTCAACATCTAATACAGATACATCTATAGATTTCACAATGATTCCAAGTTCGAATGATGTAATTTCAACGAAGAATCAATTGCTGGATATCACGGCTTCTGAAATATCAGTTACAGGTGTAGCAGATACAGTAGCTAGTGGTGAAACGAGTGCTGGAGTGGGTTATACGACCTCATCTAGTTATTCTTCATAATGATCTATGTATATGCATAGAGTAAAATTCCCTAGTAATAGGGTTCAAATAATGCTAATAAGAGGAAACTAAAATGGCAGATAAAAAAATAACCGCGCTTACGGATTTAAGCACAAGTGTAGCAGGTGAAGACCTTCTTCATGTAATTGATGATCCTTCTGGAACACCAGTAAACAAGAAACTTTCAGTATCGAACTTCTTGAACTACTTACCAGATTTCATCGCGTTCGCTGAAGCTGAAGATGCTAAAACAGGTGACTCACAAGCAGCGTCTGTAACGACAGCTATTACTAACCATACTGTATCAGCAGCTAATGATGATTTATCACTAGCAGCAGGTGTAGCAGGTCAGTTAAAAATTATCTACTTGAAAGCTCTATCTAACTCTGGAACTTCCAGAATTACACCAGCAGCTTTAACAGGTGGTACAACAATTACTTTGAACGCAGTAGGTGATTCAGTATTGTTAATGTATTCAGGTACATTATCTAGCTGGGTAATCTTAGGTGGTAATTCATACGCAGTAGCGTAAGGTAATTAATAGTTAGTTATGCCTATTTTTCATAACAGAATAGCCGATCAAGTCGAGGAACTTCTACCTGATTTTTATCAGACAGATGGACCTCGATTTGTCTCTTTTCTCAAAGCTTACTTTGAGTTCTTAGAGAAAGGTCAACTTGTTTATAAAGACGCGGCAGATATTGACTACATTGGTTTAGAAGATGGAACAACAGCAGGTGAGTCTTTCAACTCTGCAGGTGAAAGAGGTAATCTTTTACAAGAACCTGGAACTTATGCTCCGTCTTCTATAACCTCTGCTAAATTTAATTATGAAGTAGACATTGATTCTGGTGGTGCACAAAAGACATCTTTTGAGAAAGATGAATTCGTAGTAGGTTCTACTACAGGTGCCATAGGAAGAATTGATGTTATAGGTTCAAGTTCAAACCTTTATATTGAACAATTTTCAGAAGCTCAGTTTGATATTAATGAAACTATCGTAGGTAAGACTTCTGGAATGACTGCCAAAGTGGCTTCGTTTACAGCTAGTCCTTTACAAGCTGCTAACAACTTATTATCATATGCTGATGTAGATAAAACTTCTGGAGACTTCTTAGAGTATTTCAGACGAGACTTTATGCCATTCATTGACCGAGATGTCTTGGCGAATAAAAGATTATTACAGAAGCATGTACAAGAATTGTATCTATCAAAAGGTACAAAAGAATCATACGAATTTCTATTTAGAATATTATATGGTTTAGAAGCTGAGGTAACATTTCCTGGTGACAATGTAATAAAACCTTCAGTATCAGAGTTCTCAGAACCGACAGTTATGAGACTCTCAAGTTCAAAAGATTTAACAGTATATAAAAGAGGTCTAGTTAAAAAAATAGATGGTCAAGGTGTAGTAGTAGCACAAGCTTATATTAACGATTCATCTGGAATGGGTGGTACTAATGACGGTGATACAGCGTATGAATTAGAATTGGTCATGCCTCATGTCGGTACATTTGATGTAGGTGATACAGTAATATTATCTGATAGAGACGGTTTAAGAATAGACGCTGCTGCTACTGTTCGTGGTGTTATAACAGACATTGATCCAACTGATTCAAGTATTTATTTAGGTCAAGAAGACGGTAATGCTGGAGATGTTGAAGATATCTTAAGAATAGAATCATCTACTCAACAATATATTTTAAATGAATCTGGTGGTCACATATTATTTGAAGACGGTGACAAGATGGCTAATCAACATGCTATCGGTGGTCAATTCTTTCAAGCTAGACCGATTGGTAGAGAAGATGGGTTAGGTATTATATTATCAGAAGAATCTGTATATGATGAAGACGGTAATTTAATTACAGACTACGCTATCTTAGATGAGAATACAGACTTATTTGATTTAGATTCTACACAATCAGGTGGACCTGCTACAAGAGTTATGGGTGGTGGTCTTT